AAAAGACGCGAGGAAATAATTCCAGAAAAAATACGAAAACGGGCTTGAATGGCTGTTGACAAATCAAGCGTGGTGACGATAATTGGGGCATGACGACAACACAACCCACAAACGGAGAAACTAAGATGACCAAGTTTACAGATTTTGTAATTTCCGCAGATCGTGAAACTGACGTGGAAATGTATCAAGGATATGAAACCAAGACAGTAATCATCGAGTGGGAGGGTGAATCACGAACAATCTTTGGATTTGATGAAGCCGATTGTGTTTACGAAGGCAAATCGATCGACGAGTGCGCTGCGGAACTTCGGCTAGACGCTGACGAAATGAACGGCTTGATTTGTTCTGATGTAACGTACATGGATCGCAAATAGCCTAGTGATGACACTCGCCGAATCGAAAACTTCAAACCCACCGGAGCAAACAATGACTACCAAAAACGAACCCGAAATGGAAGTAGACGAATACGGCAACAAATTCTGGTTCCTCAACGGCAAATTCCATCGAGAAGACGGCCCAGCGGTTGAACGGGTAAACGGTACCAAGGCATGGTACCTAAACGGCAAATATCACCGAAAAGATGGACCTGCGATTGAATGCGCAAACGGCACCGAGTTCTGGTATCTCAACGGCAAACTCCATAGAGAAGGCGGCCCAGTGATTGAATTGGCAGATGGATACAAGGAATGGTACCTCCACGGCGTAGAGCAACCAAAACCGAATGAATAACCAGTACCACGGCGGCAAGCGCGAAGGAGCAGGCCGCAAGCCAGTACGCGGCGAACCGAAGATCACAACGTCGATCGCACTGACGCCAGTGGTGAAGCAATACCTCGATCAATGCGAACAGTCACAGAGCGAGATAATCGAATCGACGATTAGGCGGACGAAGGGGTTTAGAGAGTGGGGAAAGACAAATGAACCAACCAAAAGACGATGATCGCCACTCCGTTGCGATGCAGCGCTCTACCGCTGTTTGCCGTGGATGTTTTTCTCTTGGCTCTGCTTGCGGTAAGTGCGATAAGTGCAAGGCGTTTGCGTTCGATTGGTTGTGCAAACATTCTACTGCCCTGGATAATTGGGCCGTAATGCAAACCGGAAGGCACGACCCGATGGCGGCAGTCAAGAAAGCCGCAAGAGTAAGGAGTGAGTAATGGCGTGGATAAGCCGATATACTTCGTCGAGGAAACCACAGCAGACGAAATGTACGACGCAGAGACGCTAGGGAATGAGTGAGCAGCGAAGGAAAACCATGAACGAATCAAAAAACACTGACGCGACTTCGATGCAATTTTTTGTTCGTCATCCTTTGGAGATAGCACTATGAACGAAACGAAGATGAATAATTTGATCAAAGAAAAAATGAAAACTGAGGTAGATTTGATGCGAGACGCCGAGATGGTGATTACACGAACGAAAGGCGGCAGTGACGACTCAGCCCTGCCGTCGTTGATATCGGTCATTGCGAGGGACTTCGCTGAAAAGTTGGCAAAGGACATTTTGACGGTCGGATACTTTGAGGGCGATATTGAATGCGACCGGGCACAGATGATGAAACAACGATCTGACGGCACGGAACAAAATATGGGAGGGCGATCCAAAGATTCGCTTGTTCGGCTGATTGAATGCCATGTATTGGATAAGTTTGATCCGAAAATGTCAGCAATCACGGGGCTGCAAAGAGATGGCGGGAGAGCGCGGCGAAAAGTACGGACGTAGATTACCTTTGTTCGCAACATGGCATCACGGCGAATGCGAGATTTGCGGAGTTGCCGACGCGGTCACGGAGCCGCGAGATTTTGGGCATCTTAAAGATGGCTGGCATTTGTTGGCGTTGGAATCGATGTCGCTAGAGGTAGTGCGATCCGCGTCTGTTGGTGAGAGGTTGTGATGGTCGAAAAGATTGAATACACGAAAGATCCCAACAACTACCGCGAAGTTGTCGCGTTTGTTGGTGATGTGCCGCAACATCGCCTGCATCGGCTCGTACCGTTCATTGACCACGAGGGAGATCGGGCCTACGCGGACTGGGGTGATGTGATCGAACGACGCGAAGACGGGCTGCACCTTGTTCAGCGGCCAAGCTAGGTACGGGGAACTTCCTGCGTAACCGAGGACGGCGGTTACGCTAACCATCACGAAAGAGCCGATGCCGTCCTTCGGTTCACGCAATTGTTTACCATCTCAGGAGTCAGTGAAATGTCATTTGTCGAAGCAGTGTCAACAAGATTCCATCCGGTGACTTGTTGCGAATGCAGTTGCACGTTCGCAATCGACGACACGTTAAACGACCGCGCAAGAGTTTGGAAAAAGCGTAGCGTCTATTGCCCTTCATGCGGAACTTGTCAAGGTTGGGGCGGCGAAACTCCCGATCAGAAAATCAGGCGTGAAATGGAAGCCGAGCTAGTCCGAGTCAAGCGCAATAACGAATACCTGGAGGCGACCGCGAAGTGGCAAGAGGAGCGAGCAGAGGCGGCAGAGCGGTCACTGTCGGCAACCAAGGGCGTCGTCACGCGGATCAAGAATCGAGTCAGCAAAGGCGTTTGCCCATGCTGCAATCGCACCTTTGTAGATTTGCAACGACACATGCACACGAAGCACCCGGAGTACGCATCCAGCGTGGATTGAGTCCGCATAACCTGTTTCTCACCAGCGGGAATGTTGACAATACATGCGATCCCCAAATTCGCATTTGCTACTTCAACATCGTGGTATAGGATTACCCAAATAACCTGGAGAGAAATGAACGAACCGCAACACGACCCGCTGCTTGATCTTACCGAGGCCGGTAGGCTGCTCGGTCTTTCACGCACGACAATTCGAAGATGGGTCGATGACGGCAGGCTTGCGCATTACGTTGTTTCTGAGTCGGGTCGGCGCCGTGTATTGCGATCCGATTTACTGCTGTTTCGCGAATCACTAAAAGTGCCACCGGAAGTTTTGTCAAATTTCGGAACTAGCGCACAGCAGCGAAAATGAAGCGTTGACACACGCGGTTCTTGCGGTACGATGGGGGCAGGATTCTCACCTCCCCATTTGCATGGCCTGCATCGATGGAACCGCACCACGTCCTAACAAGCAATTCGCCGGCGGACGTGTACGACGATCGTAATCGCGGGTATCGGCTGCTAAGCCGCAGGCAACGCAACACAGTGCGGGACGTGGCACGAAGTGCATGGCTTCGGCATCCCGACGACGCGGAAGCGGCTAAGGCGGAAGCAGAGCAGGCACTCGGATCGATATTCGTTACGATCCTGCTCGGCGTTGCAATTCGATTGGCAATCGAATTGATCATGTATTGGATTCTCAATCGCGAGCGAGAACCGCAGGCAGTCTATTGTCCTGGCGAGCCAGGGTATGAGGGTGATTCGGAGATTGAGTCTAAGAACACAAGAGACTCAGCTAATGGAATCTAATACTGGCCGAATTGAACATCGTGACGACGAGAGTGGGTCGGGATCGCAGTTTCCGAAGCGGTGGGAACCGCTCAAAGGTGCGTATCAGCGGAACGGATATTCGCCTCGTGGTAGTTTTGGGCCTCGCGAAGCCGGGTCAACGCTAGCGTTTTCTGCCGCGATTCAACCAGCGATTATTTGGGCAAGTTTCCAGGTCGAGCAGATGGCCGAAGCGAATAACCCAACCGGAAACGGCTTGGCTGTTTTTGGAGCAACATACGCTTCGACGTTTTTGTTTTCGCTACTGCTAAAAATCTTTGCTGGTTTTCTGAGGAACTTCGGCGAATCGCTGGTCCGTGATTTAGGTGCGTGGTTGTGGATCAATCTTTTGCGGGCGAGCTGGTACACGTTTAGCGATTTCTTTTTTGGTTGGCTGCCGTGGAGAAATCGACACCCAGCGATCTGGCCGACGCCACAGCCGACACGGGAATCGTGGTGGAGTCGTTGGCGAAGTCGAAGAAATAACAGGAGAGTCCGGTAATGCCACGCGACCCGAAAACTGGAGCATTCATCGATCAAGCAACGTTCGACGCGATCGTTGCCGAAGAGGGGCATCCAGAATCTGGCGGTGCTGATCGAGTTCATCAGCATTACGGCGATAGGCCGCAGGCTTCGCCACTGACTGTGATTCTGTTGGTCGCAATGTTGGCAATGGGTGCATTCCTCGCATGGAAGCAATTCCGTCCGTCAACGCCGACTGGCCCCGCGCCGATTGTCATTCCGAGCGGCAACTTGGATTCGTTGGTGGCACCGATTCGGCAGAAGCTGGCCTACGATCCAGCCAAAGCGGCGAAAGTGTTTCGGGCATATAGCGGATTTCGTGATGCGTTGGCCGGTCCGTCTGGGCAGCGTGTCATCGACACTCGCGTTTTTGCAGCCGTGACTGCGGCACTGTTGACCGACATCGACGCTGGCGGCGGGACGCCTATCGGTCGCGACATCGACCAAGCCGTTGCCGCACATCTCGGGATCACATGGGGACGCGATAAACCCGGCGAACCCGAAGGGTGGGAGTTCCGGAAGTTCACACCGGCAGATGTCGGCAGGTTGGTGGAAATCACCGGAGCGATCGCTGTAGCTGCGGAGGCGGGGCTGTGAACACCGTAGAGCGAACCGAACAACTAGCAGCGGAATACTTCGTCGACCAAGCTCTCTGGTTGTCGCGGCAAGATATTTTTTCATCGCCAAGTCGAATCGAGCGGGCGTATTCGACTCACGCGTTGATCGGTGCGGCAATCGACAGTGACTTGTTGCCGCATGACCTTCGCCAGTTCGCTCGAAATTGCCGAGATGAATTTCGGAATGCCGTCAGTGTCAACGAATATCGGTTTGCAACCGCACCAGGAACCGAGGCAATGTACGGCGACTATCAGGGAGAATTGTGCCTGCACTTCAAGCACTATCTTCAGATTGATCCGTCGTTGGCGTTTCGAGGCGCACAGCTTACAGGCGATTGTGTTAGCTGGAGTAAGCGTACGATGCGAGACCTGGCAAGATGCTACGACATTGGCCACCTGAAACAGTCTGAAGAGTACGTTAAGCGGTCTGCGACGGCTGACTTGTACTCGATGCGAGGTCACACGGGAGCCGGGGCGTCACCGAGTCGCATTGCCCTGGCAGCTACCAAGATCGGGATTCTCTTGGAAGATGTCATCGAATCGCCGGACGGTGAACAGTGGGACTTTAGCGAATACAAAAACTACTGTCGGCTTGGTATGGAGTACGGCAGGACCGGATTCCCGCAGTGGGTTTACAACCTGAATCGAGATTACGGACCAAAGCAGGTAGCGGAGATCGAAACCGAAGAGGAGTTGCTGACCGCACTGTGGAACGGTTGCGGTGTTGGCATTGGATCGTCAATTGGCGTGTCCAAAGTTGGCGGTAAAGATCGCGTCCCATTCCTATCCGCACTGGACGGATCGTGGGCGCACGACATGGCGATCTGTGGTTTTGACGACACGAAAAAATACCATCGCGAGACGCTCATATTCTGGGATCAAAGCTGGGGCCGGTGGAACCAAATCAACAATTGGCCGGTAGAGTACGGAACTATCCCAGAGGGTCTGTTTTGTTTGACTTTGGATGACACGATGAAGGCGGTTCGCGGCGGTGAGTGTCACGCATTGAGTGACAGCCACGGGTTTCGTCCAAGACGACAAGCAACACTCGGAGCGGAGGGGTTGATCTGATGTTTTGGCTTCTTGTTGGAATTGCAATTGGATTGATCGTCGGCTGGAATCTATTGCCACAGCCGAAGTGGATCAAGGCGAAGTATGACCGCGTTTCCGCGAAAGTCACAAAATGGCTGCTAGGGCTATTGGTTCTTGTTGTGATTCTTCCTGGCTGTTCGGCAACGGGAATCATCCATCGAGATATTGGCTGGGCGAAAGAGCGAGCGATGGCAGAAATTGCGATCGCGTCGGTAACGTCGCCAGCACCAATTCCCGACAATACCCCCAAGGTCGGCGATAAGTGCCCTGACTGCAACGATCCTCCTGGCGCGTGCGGCGTTGGTCGTGTTGGCGATGGGCGCACCTGTGACCGGTGCAATCGATGCGGGGGAGACGGAAAGATTGACGATCGCGACATAGTACAGATTCCGCATCCAATCCCCGATCCGATTCCTAACGGCGAACCGGTCCAAAAAGAAATCACGCTGCACATGACACAGCGAACCAAGTCAGGTTGGCCGTCGAAGTGGTACGCCGAACAACGTCAGTCATTTGAATCGCGCGGCTGGTTTGTTCGCGTCATCATGGAACCTGATTCGGCAACGCAAGTAGCATACTTCGATGTCGTGGCCCCAGATGGTGAAGTGCTTCAGTTCTTTGATTCCATCACTCCAGCAGACGTGCGACACCTGGAGACACGATGAAAACCGACAAAGCGATCTACCGTTGGAACGATTTGGGCATAGTCATTGCGGGAGCGATTTTTGTTGTGGCGACACTCGCCGCGTTTCGAGGATGCGAAACACGAGATCGTTACAACGCTCCTCCAGTGAAGCACGGGCCGCCAACAGAAACGCCGACGATCGACTATGAGGAACTTGTCGGTATCGACCCGCAAACCCAACAGACACTCGAAGAACAGACGCGAAACAACGATTTAGAATTTCGCGTCAAATATCTGGAAATTCAAGTCCGAAGACTGAATCAGATAATTCTTGGCATACCAAGTATTCGCATTGGTGAAGACGGTAGCGAAGAGACGGACACGTCAGAGCAAAAAACAGAAGGAGCTTCGTTTTGAAACCCGCATCAATTTTATTTCTGATTGCATTGGCAACGCCGCTATTTTCGCAAGACCCGTTCGGCGTCGATTCGCCAGCGATTACCGCCGAGTGTGATTGCGAGAATTGTCAGTGCGATCCATGCGAATGCAAGAAAGCAGACTTGCTCGAAAGCTCTCCTCAGATCGACAGGCTAGTCGCACTTGAGCGGCGAGTAGCAGAGCTTGAGCGAACATCGATTGACGCTACCGAAGCGAGAGAGATTGCAACCGAAGTAGCCGAGGAAGTCTATCAGAGGTACGCATCTAAACTGAGCGTAGGAATCCAAACGGCAAACGGCGGCACAAGAGCCGAGACGCTGAGTTTCGATCGTCCTGATCAGTCGCATCGGATTGTGTTAGCTCCGGGGGAGACTCTTTTGGGATACCAAGACGCAACAGGCGGTTGGGTGTCTGTAGGCACGCCGGCGGCAATCGCAGCGAGTCAGCCCGCACAATCATGGATCACTCCAGCAGCGGAGTTTCGGTCGTATTCCGCTCCAGTCTATCAGAGGCGCGCGGTTTACGTCCGTCCCGTTGTTGAAGCGACACCGATCGGAACCGGGCCTGTCGTTCGTGGTGTTTATCAGGGGCGACGGTTTCAGCCTTTGCAGCGAGTCCAATCATGCCGAATGATCAACGGCCAGAAAGTGTGCAACTGATGCAAGGCCCCGACGGAGAGCCAACGGTAGTTCACTGGGTCGCGACAGCGGTAATGTCCGCGTTTGCTGGGATTGCATCGGCATGGTTAGCTTTTCGCGCAAAGATAGCACAGATCAGAGCTTCACACGAAGTGCAGGTTGAATCGAAGTTTGCATCACAGCTAGTTTCTGAACACAACAGACTAACCTCGTTCTATTCAGACCTTATGAAAGAGGTATCAGCACTTCGAGAGCAGAACTCAGCACTTCTGAAAAAAGTAACTGACCTGCATGACTCGAATTCAGAAATGAAACTGCGAATTTTGGGTTTAGAAAACGAAGTGCATCATCTAAGTAGTCAACTTAAGTTTTATGAAGAACACCCCGATCTACCGAAACAGCCGATCGGCATAGTAGATAAAACAGGCAAACAGTAAATGCCGTCGTATGAAATACGGTAATGTTCTGTTTGGCTTCAAATCGTTTTTCACGTTTCAGTAAACCAGTTAGAGGATATCATGGGAATTGTCGCAAAAGCAACAACTTCATTGACGGTGGCCGGATTGACTATCAGCTCGTCAATCGAACGAGAGCAAGAATCATCGGATCGAATCGCGTTAGACGTTCCTGCCGGACTAGCTGGCAGTCTTACAACTCGCACGGATGACAACACTGGGGTTGTGACCCTTGCGTCCGGTCATGGGATTCTAACGGACGATGTTGTTAGCATTTTCTGGGCTGGTGGTTTCGCTAGCGCTGCCACAGTGTCTGGCTCAACAGCAACAACTGTGACGTTTGACGTTGACTCTGGGGACACGCTTCCAATCGCAACTACATCGGTTGTTGTGTCCAAGAAAGCAACTCACGAGCTTTTGTTGAACGGCGACAGCCTGGACATGTTCGCGATAAAGAACACTCAGCGATGCTGCATTGCATTTCTCGACGACGAATCTGCCGCAGCTTTGACCTACGAGATTGCCGAGCGTGAGGGCAGGTTTTGGGTTTCCGGCATGGGTTTCGTAAACCCGTTGGCTGGTGAGTCGATTGAATCAGTTAGCATTTCTAACGGATCAACTACAGCTCTGACGATCGACATTGGGCTACTAAAAAGCAGCGACTAGATCAATTCGCTTCAAGCTTTTTACGCGATAGACAGGTAGGTGCGACACGAATGCAACAATGGGGAAAAGCCAGACGCTGCCAAATGATCAGGAACGAAATCGCAAGGCCGAACACTCTCGGAGCCGATACGACTCTGTCGCCGAAATTGGTGACATCCCGCAAATCGTCAACGTTGAGCGGAGGGAATCCTGTCGACACAACCTGCCGCTATTCCTCGCGACGTATTTTCCCTACTCGACAGGAAAAAAGCCGCTCTGTGATGAACAGATCGCAGCCGCCAAGCGGATCGAAGTCGCAATGCTGGATGAAGCGTGGGTTGGGAACATCATGCCGCGAGGATTCATCAAGTCGACGATGTCGGAAAACTCGCTTATCTGGGGGCTTGGCTATGGCCACCGACGCTATGGGATGTTCTTTGCTGGCACAGCAAGTCTGGCGTGCAAGGGGATCAAATCAATTTACGGTGAATTTGTAACCAATCTGCTACTGAGAGAGGACTTTCCGGAATTGTGCTACCCATTTCTCGCACTGAAGGGAAAGTCGCAGCGATGCGCAAGCCAAACGCACCAAGGCGAGCTGACCGGCATTGAGTGGACCAAGGATCATCTGGTGTTACCAACCATTGCCTGCAGCGTCAGCTCCGGCGCGTTGCTAGAAGCGTATGGCCTGCTAGCTCCGCCACGAGGTGCGCGAGAGAAGAACACCGCTGGAGAGAATGTGCGGCCCGATATCGTGATCCTTGACGACCCGCAAACGGATCAGTCGGCAAAGAGTGAAGTCCAAACAGCGGCGAGGCTCGATTACATCCTTCAGTCGATCATGATGATGGGCGACCACGGCACGGAAGTTTCTGCGGTTCTGAATGCTACGGTGATCGCCGAAAATGATGTGCCGTCGCAATTGGCCGACCCAAACAAGCATCCGGAATGGCAGTGCGTGCGAGTTCAGATGTTGAAGTCTATGCCACATCGCATCGACGATCTGTGGTTGACTGAGTACGCAAAAATTCGACGAGCATACGACCGCCACGATCCCCGTGGTCGCATCAAGGCGATCTATTCCAGCACTGAATTCTATCGGCAAAACCAAATGGAGATGGACGCAGGCGCCGAAGCCACATGGGAGAACATCCCGCTCAAAGGCCACGAAATTAGCGCCATTCAGCATGGGATGAACATCCTGATCGACAAGGGAGATCGCACGTTTTACGCCGAGTGCCAGAATACACCAATCCGTCCGCACGTTTCCGCAGCGTTGGCGATCGACCGTGATGACCTGTTGCAGCGGAATAACTACTACGCCCGGGGTGTGATTCCAGAAGATCGGTCGCACGTTGTGTTTCATGTCGACGTTCATGACGAAGTGCTGTATTATTCGGTCGCCGCGGTGGGTCAAGATTTCACAGGCGATTCCATCACTTACGGAACATGGCCAGAGCAGCCGACTCCGTATTTCACGTTACGATCTGCGAAACGGAAGCTGACCGACATGTACCCGTCGCTCGATGGCGATCAGGCAATCGAACAAGGCATCGTGGACATCCTTTCGCGGCTGCTGGAAACCGAATGGGTGTTCGTTGGCGGATCAAGCTTGGCGGTTTCGGTGGGATTGGTTGATGCTGGTTACAAGCCAAAGGCGGTCGCCAATGCAATTCGACGAATCGGCAACCCTGTGATTCATTCGTCTCGCGGCATCGGAATCGGTCCAATCGAAAAACCGATGCCGGAATACGATATGAGTGGAAAGCGGGTTTTGCGGTGCGGGCCGGATCCATCACAACCAAGATGGTTCTTCCCTCGCGAACATGTCGATGGCGGCGTGTTGCGAGTCAATTTCGATGCCAATTTTTGGAAATCGACCGTTGTTGCCAGGCTGATCCAATCGGCGGACTCCGGGGCGTGGAAGCTCTGGGGCAATGAGCGCATCGATCACTCCGCATACATCGACCACATGTTGGCCGAGCGGCCCGAGCAAAAGACAAAGAACGGCCGGACCGTAAACGTCTGGGAGGTCTACGGAAGCAAGGACAATCACTGGTTTGACACCTTGGTCGGGTGTGGCGTGGCAGCATCGATCGCCGGCTGTTCGCTGCCGACGGAATCGCCGGTAAAGCAAACGGACGCACCGGAGCCGGCATCGCTTCCAAAACCAAAACTACACACAGGTCCGAACGGGCTTGGATTTTTCATCACTTCACGGAGATAGGCAGCCATGGCTGTAGAAAAAAGCGAACCGACCACCAAGCAGAAAAAGACCAAGGAAGGACCGGAGGATGCAAACTTCAAGTCGGATTCCGTAAAGGTCACCCTGGAAATCCCGTTGGCAAACCCACCAGCCGGTTACGAGGTCACGCAGGCCACTGGCGGACGAGTGCAAATGGGACATCTGTCACGCAAGACGCAGGTACAGCTTGCACCGGACGAAGCAATGGCGTTTTTGCAAATCCGCGAAGGGCTATTGGCAGAAAACGCCAGGTTGCCGGATGGAAATCCGATCCGTAGCAACGCCGATGTGGTGCGGTGGCTACTGGCTCAAGTGTTGATCGCTGCCGTGTAACTCGGCAAACTTCAGGAACTCCAGAGTTTCCGCTTTGAACTTTTGCGGCACTGCGAAACAATCAGGGCATGGCAATCACTTCCACGTCTACCCTGGACGAAATCGCAGCAGCTTATCTCGACTCCGCAGGCTATGATCTGCCGGGCGGAAGTGTTGCGATGTGCGAAGACTTTGTCGTCGCGTGCCGTGCATTGCAATTGAAGCGGCCGGTATCCGTCACAGTGGACGGCAACCCGGTCACATTCGACTATCGAGCCATGGCCGACCAGCTCCGCCATGCCCTCTCTTGGTTGGCTGCCAACCGAGTGCCGTCGGGCGCTGGCGGAATCGCCGGAGTACGAACCTATGACATGTCAGGGGTTCGCCGATGATTTGGGACCGATTCCGGGGCGATGTTGCCGACCGATCGATCAACGGCATGATCGATGGATTGCGAAGTGATTTTCGGATGTCGCAAGAAAGCCGATTCATGTCGGCCTTGCGTGGTGTCAATCCTTTTGGCAGCGGTGCCGATTACCATTATCGACTCGATCGACAGTATTTGCACATGCTGGAACGATCGCGGCATTACGAGCGAGACAACCCTGTCGTCGGGCAGGGAATTAGCCGCTTGTCGGCGAATGTGATCCAGGATGGGTTCTCACCGGACCCTTGTACCGGATCGAAAGAGTTGGACGCCATTTTGAAAGAAAAGTGGTTGACCTGGTCCGCTGATTCGGAGCTTTGCCATAGCGAAGGCGAGCACACATTTCGTCAATTGGAAGATTTGATTTTCCGCAGCGTCATTCGCGATGGCGATATGTTCGTTCTACCACTGCGAAATGGGACCATTCAGTGTGTCGAAGGTCATCGGCCGCGAACGCCACGGATCGGCGCGAAAAATGTCGTACACGGAATCAAAATGGATGATCAAGCCCGCCGGGAAGAGTTGTGGCTGGCCAAGGAAGATATCGGCATCAACAACACGGTCGCCTCTGTTACAGCCGTGAATCGCATCCCGTGGCGAGATAAATCCGGACGCCATCAGGTATTTCAGGTCTACTTTCCACGCCGATCAAGCCAGCGGCGTGGTTATCCAGCCGTTGCACCGGTGAGCGACACCATTGGCCAGAGTGACGACCTGTTTTTCACGACACTGGTCAAGTCACAAATGGCCAGCCTGATTGTCCTACTGCGAGAGCAAAATCTAAACGCACCAGCCGGGCTCGGCGGTCCTGGCCTTGGCAATGGCACGTTGCGAGACTCGGGCTCTGGTGTGCGATCGATTCCTGGTATCGATGCGGGATTGGATGTCACAGCCAACCCAGGCGAAACGCTCAAATTTGCCTCTGCAAACATTCCGAATGCTGAATTCTTCTCTCACGCGAATCTGCTGTTGACCTTCATTGCGGTCAATCTGGAAATGCCGGTCGCAATGTTACTGCTGGATGCCAGCAACACGAATTTCTCGGGCTGGCGTGGCACGATCGATCAGGCTCGCGTCCGTTTTCGCTTCATGCAGCGGACGATGCGAGAGCAATTTCACGAACCGGTGTACGAATTCAAAGTTCGTCAATGGATCGCCACAGACCCTGCGGTGGCCGCACTTGCGGAACAAGAGGGTGTCAACGCACTTGCCCACAAATGGAAGATTCCGGGTTGGCCGTACATCGAGCCATTCAAGGATGCCCAGGCGGACAACCTGCGAATTGAAAAGCATTGCACGTCGCGTCGTCGGGTGTTGGCCGAACGTGGCCAAGAGTGGGAAGAGATTGCACCGGAGATTGCCCAAGATAACGGATTGCTGATTCGTCACGCCATCGAAGAATCGAACCTAATCAACGCCGACTTCCCCGATGCGGGCGTGACCTGGCGTGAAATACTGGGGCCGGGCTTCAATGCGACGGCAGCCCCCTTGGTAAACGATGCACCCGAGGCGTCACCAGAGCCAACCAGGCGCGAGGTGGCGGCATGACACAATCCACGATCCATTTGCAGGGGATTCCATACGCCGACCAATACGTCGGTGTATGGGCGATGCACGAGCCAGTGTTTGCGGCCTTGGTCGAACAGGCGAAACGCCTCGACTTGGCCTCGCACTTGGCCAGCGATGCAGCGTCGGAGCTGATCCACCAATCCGCGATTCGGAACAGCGAACGCGCGAACGATCAGTATCGGACTACGGTGCAAAATGGTGTTGCGACGATCCAAATCACCGGGACGTTGATGAAACACGCATCCAGTTTCGGCAGCGGAACGTCAACAGTGATGTTGCGGCGGTCAATGTTGGCCGCGATGCGTGACGACGATGTCAAATCGATCTTGCTGGCGATTGAATCGCCTGGTGGAACATCTGCTGGGACGTTTGAGCTAGCCGAAACCATCGCTCAAGTCCGCTCGGTCAAGCCTGTGATCGCCCACATCGAAGACCTTGGCGCTTCGGCAGCCTACTGGATTGCCAGCCAGGCCACATCAATATCCGCAAACGAGCCCGGCAAAATCGGCAGCATTGGTACCTACGCCGTCATCAACGATTTGTCGGCGATGGCGGCCAAGGAAGGGATCAAAGTCCACGTCGTGCGAGCCGGAAGCGAGCACAAGGGCGCAGGTGTGCCGGGAACCGAGATCACGGCAAGCCAGTTGGCCGAGTTCCAGAAAATGGTCGACGAGGTCAACGGGTTTTTTGTGCGTGGCGTTGCCAAGGGTCGCAACATGCAGCTCGCACATGTCGAAGCTCTGGCGGATGGTCGGATTCACATCGCATCCCAAGCAAAAGAGCATCGGCTGATCGATCACGTCCGCACGTTTGAAGAATCATTGGCAGAGGCGACACGTTTGGCGTCTCAAACAGCAACCTCAAGAGGCATGAAAATGACCGACCAAGAACCGGAAACTGTCGCTGTGGCGACGATCAAGCAAATCAAAGCCGCCTGCCCTGGAATCACCAGCGAAAAGCTTTTGGCGTTTATCGAGGACGAAAAATCGCTCGATCAATGCAAGGACGCCTGGATGCAGGAAATGGCGGTTGAATTGGCGGCCAAAGACGAGGCACTGGAGAAGGCCAACGCGGAAGCGGCCAAATCCAAGGCGGCGATGGACAACATGCCTGGCACCGACGGCGTACCGGAGACCACATCAGCAAGTGCGACATCCGATTCCGATTACTGGACCGCCGTCAAGGCCGAACAATCCGCGAAGGGATGTTCGCGAGCGATCGCGATGAGTGCCGTCAACCGGCAAAATCCCGAACTTCGCAAGGCGATGTTGGACGGTTCCAGCTAAGCAATTCGTTTTCGAAAAACAGAAACCAAATTCGTACCACGGACAAAGAGAAATACCAATGGCCGACCAAATTCATGCACGATCCGGCACTTTTGAAGCCAGCGAGCCGATCGCACAGCATTTGCGAGTCAAGATCGCAAGCACCGGCAAAATCGCAGTCGCGGTTGCTGCCGATAGCGACATTGGCACCGCAGCTCGGTCGGCAAACGCCGACGGTGAATTCATTGCAGTCAATTTCGCGTCCAAAGAGGGGACCGAGGTGTTCATTGCGGGGGTTGTTGTTGTGCCCGGCGACAAACTCTACGGAGCTGCCGCCGGCAAGGTCAACAAGACCAATACCGGAGCACCTATCGGTATCGCGCTTTCGAATGCGGCAATTGACGGTCAAGTTTCCGTGTTGCGGCGACAAATCTAATTGAAAACGCTTGGCTGCGAGACGCCAATCTTGCAACCAAGCACACGAATTACCCTGGCGATTTGCCAAGCTGACCCGTGGTAGCACACGCGGCGAAGCAGATCGCTCTCAACTACTGGAGTGCAAACTATGCCTGCTGGACCAAATCGCGAAGCTTCGCCACGCCAAGACCTGCAGACGATCGAGGAATACTCGCTCGAAATGCAACGGCTCGACTATATCGGGCTGCGGATCATGCCGGAATTCCGAGTCAATGCTCGAACGGCACGCTTCAATCGAATCCGGCTCGACTCGCTGCTGTCGGCAGGCCCGGAAAAGCTGCAACGCGCGGCAAAAAGCGGCTATAAGCGAGGCGACTGGGACTTCGTCCAAGACTCGTTCATCACCCAGGCGCACGGCGTCGAAGAGGAAATTGATGACGATGAAAAAATGCTGTACGCCGATTACTTCGACGCCGAATTGATGGCGGTTCAGCGGTGCTACGAGCGGTTGTTCAAATCTTTTGAAACTGCCGCGCTCGAGGAAACCGTCGCGGCAACTGTCACTGCCGGATTTACCGACGACGCCGAGGCCAAGTGGGATGTGCCTGCCACAGCAACACCACGAGCTGACGTCAAAGCGGCTCGTCGTCGGATGTGGCTCCGCACGGGATACACGCCAAATACGATGGTGATTAGTCAATGGGTGTTGGAAAACCTGAAGGATTGCCAAGAGGTCATTGATCGCATGGCTGGCCAGGGCAGTGGTGAATCGAGCAAGCCCAACGAAATCACGACCGCAAAGCTGGCGGAACTATTCAGCGTCGATCAAGTGCTGGTTGCCAAGGCGATCCAGTATGACGGCGACGTGTCGAGCATTTTCCCAGAGGACAAGGCGCTGTTGCTGCGGACCGCGACCAGCAACAGCCTGAAAGAGCCATGCTACGGTCGAACATTCACGTTCGCCGGCATCCATGGCAATTTCCAGCCCACGCCGTTCACGTATCGGCAAGAAGAGATCGAATGCGACATCGTGCGGCTTAAGCACGAGTACGAATTGAAGGTGCTCTATCCCGAAATGGCCGAAGTCATCACCGGATTGAAGACCTAACAGATGACCATGTTCTCTGACGCCCTTGCGAGCGGCTTTGCCGCAGTCGAAGAGATCGCCGGCCAAAGCATCCAGATTGTTCGTGGATGCTTGGCAACGGAATCTTGGGGGGTGCTCGGAGAAAGCGAGGCTGCCAGCTCCGATGGCGGTGGCGGCACGGTGATTGAATCGCGATCAATCGATTGGTTGATTGCGATTGGAAAATACAAAAACGGCGAAGCGAGTACACGACCATTTATCGGTGATGTGATTGAAACGCAAACTGGGAGGCGGTTCCAAGTGCAGGCACCGTCCGGAATGCCAGTATGGCGTTACAGCGACCCACGTCGCACGCATTATCGCGTGCATTGTATCGAGGTGACCGGTGCCGTTTGAGCCAGCAACCATTTCGCAACTGCGAGACAGTCTACGTGATGAACTTGATTCCTATTTGTCGGGGGCGGTCGATGGCGAATACGTCGTTGCGAGTCGCTATCTGCCTCGCACTCGTCGAGAGAATCTGTCGAACTTGCAAGTCACGGTGTACATAGCCGCTACCGATCCAGACATGTTTGCCAGTGGCCGGGAAGGGGACGAGGATGATCACACCATTGAAATCGCTTTCCAGCAGGCTGTCCCTTGTTCTCCCAACCCAGACAATGGCCGCCCGGATTTTGATCAGATCGACCAGCCGGTGTTCCTGGATTCGATCATTGCATTGGTGGAAAGCGTCAAATCGCTGTGGCGTCCGGAAACCCAGCTACAGGACGCTGGGCAATTGCGAAACAAGAAACTTGCCGGATGCACGTTCATTGGGCTCAAGCACGATCCAGTGTTTGAACCGGAGCCACTCATTGGCCTTGGCGTGATCAGCGTTGTTTTGTCGGTCACTTATCGAATTGGGTTTTGAAACTTTGAAAGGTAAATCATGAGTCTAGGACGCGACCGCAAACTGTATGTGAACACTGCTACGCCAGACAGCCCGACTTGGGTGCTGTGCGGGCGAGTGGAAAACGTAACCCGCCCACGCTCGCAAGCGACCACGGAACACGACTTTCGCGAATCCACCCACACAAAAACGGTGGCCGGAAACGTCAAGATGGGCTTAGAGTTTGAATACTTTGAGCGGCCAGACGGTCAAAGCGATCCAGTCCTCGCGAAGCTCATCGCCGCTGCTGAGAATGGCGAATTGATTCACGTCGCCATTGTCGCTGGCGAAATCGGCACCGACCCGGGGATTCAGGGCATCTATGTCATTTCCGATTCACCCGTCGAAGAACCGACGAACGATCGCGTCAAACATTCGTTTACGCTCGCTGAAGCCGACGCATACGTTGACGGCGAAGTGTTCGACGTTCAAGCAATTTAGGATCAAGTGAATCATGACGTGCGAAACAAGGCCACAGCTCGCTAAGGCGGTCAAGTCAAGCCCACGCTACGTTGCGGTTCGCGCGTCACTGGTTGACGAATTGGCCACCAATGACATTGGCCACGACGACATAGCCGTTGGCATCCGCAAGACACAAGCGGATTTCGGCGGAACTCGTCACAGGTTGATGATGAGTCTGAAAACAGCCGAGCGATTGCTCGCGGTTTCGGAAAAGCCGAAAGACGCATACAAGAAACCGCAGGCAAAAACTCATGAATGACACTCTGCCAAGACCAGAAATCGTTGATGGCAACGACCGAAGATGGCGGTTAATCATCACCGTTGGAATCTATGTAGCGTTGCGTGACGAGCATGGCATCGACCTGTTGGACGAGAAATCAATCTCCGACGTTCTGATTGACCCAGTCAAGCGAAGCGAGGTGTTGCTTGCCATCTTGGATCGACAGGCGGTCAAGCTTGGATTGGGGGCGAACGACGTTGACGAAATCCTGTGCGATCCTGAAACCGCTCCACCTGCTCACGTCGCTCTGGAGGCGGCGTTGCGAGTTTTTTACAAGACGCAGTCGCAGGATGTACTGGTGTCGGTGATCGACCGCGTCCGCGAAGCAGCGAAGACATTGACGAATACGGCGATGACGCGGATCAACGGCGAGACGATGACGAGGATGATTCAAAGGGAAGTTCAGAAAGCGAACAAGATAATGGATCGGTCGATGGCGGAGATGGAAGCGAAACAGATAGCAGACGATGGATCGACGAGCTTATCGCCATCTCGGGAGCAAGTGATTGGCGCGACATAACAATCAATCGACTGCGTTGGCGATACATGGCTGTTGTCGAGGAAAAATGGAACCACACAGCACAGCTTCATGCTGCACTATTGAGCGTTCACAGCGGGAAACCTGTTTCACCACACGACTTGCATCCGTTTCGTCGCCGACCGCCAAGCAATCCGCAGCGTGATAGTGATGAGTTGGGCCGATACATCGAGTACCACAAACGAAGAATTGATCAGCAGAAACCGAACACATGAGCATGTTTTCCGTCGCCTACGAAATGCACATCATCGACATCGATTCCGGTGCCGTGCATGATGCCATTGATGGCGCGGAACGGGCACAATTGCCGGAAATAGGCCAGCGAATCGCCGAACAGGCAACCGCATCGATTCGGTTCCGTGGAAAAACGAGCCGACCGGGCCAGACACCGACCGCACATTCAATCGGTCGGCGATCAATTCGCAACATACAATCGGCGACAATACCAAGCGATCACAGTGTCATCGTTGGCTCGATCGGGTTGGCGTCGCGAGGCGGAAAAACGGTTCCGCAGGAATTGGAATTTGGAATCCGCTACGCAGCCCGACCCTATATGTGGCCAGCATTGCAACGTGTCGCCCGGGGCAGCACGATCCGCAGAGCATTGACTGACTCGATGCGGAGGCGTTCATGAGCAGCGCCAGAGCCATCGAAGCCGGTAAGGCAATTGTCCGCGTCTCACTCGATCGCGCAGCCGTTGATCGCGGCCTACGCGAGATGGAGGCTAAATTCAGGGCGACATCCGCGATTCTTGGCGGAATCGGTAAACAGTTGATCGGTGCCGGGGCGGCGATGGGTCTATTTGCTGCCGCACCGCTGAAGTTTGCCGCTAATTTGCAACAAACATCCGTTGCATTTGAATCGATCATTGGCGATGCGGGCCGCGCGGAAACCGCAATGAAATCGATATTGGACCTCGCCGCATCAACGCCGTTGCAATTTGCCGAACTCGCATCTGCCGGACAAAAACTGCTCGCATTCGGTACCGGTGCCGACATGGTATCCGAGGAGCTACGCCGCATCGGCGATATTTCATCGGCGATCGGAGCGCCCATTGGAGACATTGCCGAAATTTACGGCAAGGCCCGCGTGCAGGGGAGGCTATTCGCCGAAGACATCAACCAGTTGACGGGACGCGGTATTCCCGTCATCGGTCAGCTTGCCAAGCAGTTTGGCGTTGCAGATTCGGCTGTCAAAGAATTGGTCAAAGATGGCAAAGTCAATTTCTCCGATCTTGAGCAGGCGTTCATTTCGCTTACCAGCGAAGGTGGATTTGCGTTCGGGATGATGGAAAAGCAGTCCAAGACGTTTCTTGGAAAGCTATCCACGCTTGTCGACGATGTGTCGATGGCGATGCTACCGATCGGCACCGAATTGATGGCGGTGATCGGGCCTGCGATGGATGCGATCAGTGAAATGATTGGTGCGTTTGCTGGCACATTGGCGACCACAGAGGGTTTGGCAGCATCGTGGCTGACTGCGGCGGCAGCGGCGGTGGGCGTCGGTGCGGCATTGTACGCAACGGCAAAGGCGATCGCTGCGTTCAATGTCGTGATGACCGTGGCACGCGCAACAACAGCCGCATTCGGCATTGCATATACCATGGTCCGCACTGCGGTAGTCGCGTCACTGGCTGCATGGGTGGCTATACAACTGGCGATTCACGCAGCCGTTGCCGCCATGGTTATCGCCGGGATTGCGGTGAGAACATTCGGCATCCAAGTGGTGGTGACCAGGACTGCGATGATCGCCTGGGCGATTGCAGCCGGGACAGCAAGGGCAGCAATCCTCTTGATGACCAACGGCGTTGCACTGGCGAAGGTAGCCCTTGGTACCTACCTGATCGCGACCAACGCGGCGGCAATTGCCTCAAATTTGCTTGCTGGTCGACTCATTGCGTCTTTCATTGCTGCTCGCTCGTTAGCGTTTGGGTCAGGATTGATCGCGTCCGCTTTCGGAGTCCAATCGATCGCTACCGCTGGGTTGGCTGCGGTCCAGGGTATTGCAACCGGAGCTTTCGGGATTCTCACCGGAGCACTCGGTTTAACTACCGCAGCTTCCGCCACGGCGACTGGCGCGGCTGGGGTGCTTGCGACTGCCTGGACCGTAGCCAGCGGCGTGATCGCGTCGGCCTATGCTGTGATCACGTCGCCATTGATTCCGCTGTACGCTGCGACCGTGGCCGTCGTCGCGGGAATCGCCCTTTTGGTTGGGATTGCAGCCGCTGCTACCGTATCTTCGGGTTTGCTCGGCGATGCGTGGAACTATATCGTCAGCTCGGCAAGTGGCGTGATTGCGGTCGTCAAGGAAGTCGCTGCCGGTCTCAAAGAAGCGCTAGCTGCCGGTCAGTACACGATCGCCGCCAAAATGCTCTGGGCTGGACTGAAGCAGATTTTTTGGATGGGTGTCAAAGAAGTCGTTCGGCTCTTTTTTGAACTGCCTGGCCAGATCATGGGCATGATGCAGCGATTCGGGAAAACATTCATCGATACCCTATGGAATCTGTTCACATCGATTCCATCACTGCTGAGGAAAGCACTTTCCGGCGAGGGAATCGGCGATGAGATTGCAGCGATGTTCAACGGAGGCGATTGGCTCGAAGGCATCGCATCTGATGGAATCCTGAACGCCAAAAAAGAGCTGCGAGAGTTGAGGGGCCAAGTCGCCAAACCGGTTGACGAAGAACAAACTAACGCAGCGAAAACTCGAATCGGAGAACTCACCGATCAGATTCGTGAGTTGGCTCTTGGCGCCGACGCTGCGGAGGATGCAAAAATTGCCGAACAACTGCGAAAGGACGGCAAGAGCGAGGCCGACATTGCAATTGACCTAGCTGCAATCAAAGCATTGAGAGACCGCAAAAGAGCCCTGGAGGAAGAAAAAGAAGCTTCCGAAAAATCTGCTCAAGCGATCATCGACAACATGACCGCAATGGCTGATGCCGCCGAAGAGGCCAAGCAGGCAGGCAAGCAGTTGACCGAAGACCTACGCACTCCGCTGGAGAAGTTTCAAGACGAGATCAAGCGGATCGAAGGAATGGAAAAGGCGGGCACGATTAACGCCGTCACCGCGTCGCGTGCGGCGATCAAAGCCGGTGCCGAGTATAGCTCGGCCACTCGCGGGGCACCTGCACCAGAACTCGGATCGGCTCGATACGGCAGCAAGGCTGCACTCGACACGATCGCTCGCACACGAGCAATCGGCAGCGACGGAGCCAGCCAGACGCCGCCGTGGGTGGCTCCGATGACGCAGGCCGCACGGGCACAGCTGCAAGCGACCGCACAATTGCCGACCAACATGGCCGCTGCCATCCAGAGCGCCACACAAAAGGCGATTGATACCAAAAAACTGGAGGAGTTGGCACAGTCGCAACTGTCCGAGTCGCAGCGGCACGCAACGATTCTGAATCGAATCGCATCCAATACAGCCACATCAGCCGGTCTGGAGTCGCTGTAATGGGAATCGTTCGATACACACTTGAGAAAGTAACTGGCAGCGAAAACAAGGATGGCCCGTCCTATACCGCCGAATACTTGGTCACGGTCAGCAGCCCCGATGATCACGTCAAAACCATCTTAGATAACATGCCGTGGGGGTTCGGACAGGAGTTTCGTATTGGAAACGATCACGACCCCGACGCTATTGTTCTTTCGGCCAGTGCTGAGCCGGTGCGAGGAAACAATTTTGCCTGGATGTATAGCGTGGTCTTCGGCGTCCCAGAGTCCAGCGAACAGGTAGAAAACCCTGTCGAAGAACCGGCTCAGATCGAAATGATCTTTTCGCAGAATGAAAAACTGATCGAACGTGACATACACGGAAAGCCAATCCAAAACACAGTTGGCGATCGATTTGACGACGTAATGACTCGCGAAGACTCGCAGCCAATTCTGCGCGTCACGCGCAACGAACCTGCGGCAATGGCGTTGTTCGGTGTTGACCTGCGAGACACGGTCAATCGATCACCGTGGCAGGGTGCAGCCCGCCGCACGGTCAAATTTCAAGCGCCAACGTTGCGGAGCAAGTACCACCGCACACTTGGAACGTACTACGAAAAATCCTACGAATTCAAGTTCAGCGACGATACCTGGCGTTTCATTTTGCTGAACCAGGGATACTACGAAAAGGGCGACGGGGAAGATGACGACGGACGCGCCAAGCGTATCCGTATTCGCGTCAACGATGACGGGGAGTTCGACCCAAACGGAGATCCCGTCACCACGCCGATCGCATTGACAAAGGAAGGACGGATTTTGCCGGTCGACAAAGAGCCGATCTGGTTGGAGTTCGACGGATACCGCGAAGCCATGTTCCCCGATTTTGGATTCTTCCTGTGATGGCCAGCCCAGAAACATTCAACGTTCCGATTGCATTGCCAAATGCTGATCCATTTAGGAAGATATTTTAGATAGCCAATCAATGATTTTTGTAGACGATTTCAACGGCACTAACGACAGCGACCGGATCGACGCGGCGATTTCACACGCCGAGTCTGAGTCGCTTCGTGCGTCCTGTACTCGTACAGTCGTGTTCGCTGAAAGACGATACCGCGTGACCCGCGCGATCACCGTTATGGGCGGCGTATCGCTGGCCAGCGAGGGCGGGGGAAGCGATTCGACGGAGCTGCAATTCCACGATATTGAAGACGGGCAAACACTCGTAAAACTGGTAGATGGCAGCCGAACCGGATTTCGTGGATTCAGGATCACGGCTGCCATGAACCAATCTGCTGCATGCGTTACGGGACTTGAGTGCCAATCACTCTCGTCGGCGGACTTGCGAAAATTTCAAATCCGTCTCGATATGTTGGGCGATAACAGCACGGGGATACGATGCTCTCGGCTAAGCCGTAATGCCGAATCGAACTCATTTGCTCACTTCGAGGTACGCGCGGCCAAGCCAGTCGTATTCAACAGTGGCGACAATTGTTCTTTTCGTCACTGGGACATGTGCTGCACTAATTCAGTGACTGGCGGCGACGTATCGGCAATTTTCCAAGGCGGTCCAGCAACTTGTCCGCTGCATCTGCACGTCGGACCCGGTACCGGCCAGCGTGGAGATCACGCAATCTATTTTCGCAGCATTGCCGATCGCGTTGGTAGTGGGCTGTTTCTGTCTGGTTTTCGGTGGGAACAGGGGACCGACCACGGACAAGCCGCCTGGGTGTGTGACGTTCAGCGGATTCACGCCACCACGGGCCAGCTGGTTCACGGGCTGGAGACGTTCGCAATGCGAGATTGCCGAAACAGCCCGCGTCAGCATTCGACCGAAATCGCCGGCACCGTGCAAACATCGATCGACGATAGCAATTTTCTCTTTGGTACACCAAAAACAGCAGCGTAACTATGGCAACCTACTATGTATCCGCGGCGACGGGTGATGACGCAGACGCCGGCACGCTAGCCAGCGAGCCGAAACAGACGATCGTTTCAGCGTTCGCGGCTGCGTCAGCCGGCGACATGATCATGCTGATCGACCCGTATGGAACGTATGTTGAAAATACAAGCGCACTCGGCTACCTGAACTGTACACAGGCAGGTGTGTTCGTCGCAGGCGCGTATCCGAAACGAAGACCAACCATCACAGGTGTATCTGGAACATATAGTGTCCGCGTAAACGCTGCGGACGTGGTCTGGTCCAACCTTGACTTCAGCACGTCGAACGACGCATGTACTTCGATCGTTAATTGCACGTCGTCCACTTCTTTCACGGGGTGGAAATTCTACAACGTTGACTTTGTTGTAAATCATAGTGTGTCAACCGCAATGTACATGCTGGTGATACAGGGAACTGGGGCGCACGACAACTGGCACCTGACCGACTGCAAAATCGAGGCTAATGGGCGAAGTTTCAACGGTGGTATACTAATTAGCAATGCAGACAACTTCCGCATGACGCGAAGCACAGCGCTTCTGCCACGATACTCCGTTGGATCTGCATTTCGATCGACCGGCGCAAACGACATATTTTTAGAGTCGTGCGAATTTGACGGTAACTGGGGTTTTCGACAGGATTCGGTTGCGGCGAGCAGTCTAATCAGACTAGTCGATTGCAAAGTTTATGGACGAAGCTATGCATCGCTCATTCAGGGGACATCATCCGGAACGCAAACCATCGTTGCTCGACGAACAACCGCAATCGGAGACGGCCAAGGCTTTGTGCTTGACGGCGCAAACATTAGCTTCGATGTCGATGGCCTGCTTAGCGTGGCATCAAACATGGGATTCGGCGGACCAAGCGAAAGCAGCACGAACGTTGATGGAGTAATAAGCAACAGTAACACGGCGGTATACGGCACCACAGGGCACGGACTACTTGTCGGAAACGGCGCGGTCAACGTATCGGTGATCAATCATCAGTCCTCGACTATTTCAGGCGGCTATGCTGCCGTAATCAAAGGCGACAAAGGGACGATCCACGGGGGCAACTTTATCGGAGGCACCAATCAAACATTGCTGCTTAAGGGCGCGACCAATTGGACGGCGAGAGATGTTTTCGCTCTACAGAATGTCGGTGGATCACTACTCGAAATGCGGAATGGAGACTCGTCGCCAATTGCTAGCGGAAATGATGTCCAGGGTTCTACGTTTATAGTCAGCAACGGCAGTCTGTTCGATATCGGAGATGCGCCTCAAGAAGACGGAACAAGCATCGTCGATCGCAATCAGTATCTAGTCCACGGTGACGGAACATGGGGAACGATCAAGGGCACCACGGTTGGCAGCCTGGCCGAATCAATCGCCGCATGGGACGCGACGGGCACAAACGATGCCAACAGTCTAGAGGATGTCGTTTTCAATGAAACCAGTGTTGACGCGATTGAAGTAGGCGGGGGTGGATCGGGCACAGGATCGCGAAACGTAGTTGTCACAGTTCGCAACCAAGCCGATGCCCTGGTTGCCAATGCGAGGTTGCAAATCAAGAACTCAGCCGGTGACATCATCGCCGGTATCGTTGGGAATACCAATTCGCAGGGCGTGGCTACGTTTTATTTGGATGATGGCAGCTATCAGGTCGTTGCAACCCATGCCGGTGGTTATCAAGCCAATGCGACACAATCGTTTGTCGTCAATGCACCAGACATCTCGGTTGCACTTGGCTTGCAGTCAATATCCGTTGCGGAACCTACCACGCCAAACACCTGCATTTGCACGCTGGCTCTGATCGACCAAAACGGGCAATCGATCGACGGCGCTGTTCTTACATCGACACCAGAATCACCAGCTTTCATCGATGATGCCCTGGTGCATTTCCCGCAAGTTCCGGCAACCAGTGTTGATGGTGTTGTGACCACGGAACTCGTTCGCGGGGTCCGCTACTCTCTGCAAATCAAATTTGAAGGGAAATCAATCGGATTCTCCGTGCGAATCCCTGATGCCGATTCGTTCATCATGAAACCTGTATCTGTTTAGTATTTACCAAAAGGAAATGAAATTATGCCAAGCGTGCAAATGATCACCAACGAAGGTGAAAAGCGAATGCTCAAACGAGCGCTAAAGGGTCCAGTTACCGATCTTCGGCTGCGGGTATTCAAAAACAACGTAACCGTCGATTCTGACATGGTCGCTGCCGACTTCACGGAGCCTGCGTTTAGCGAATACGTTGCAAAAAACATTGTCGCCGCGAGTTGGTCGAATCCAATCACCAACGGTGAAGGCAAGGGCGATATCGAACACGCCGAGCAGGAATGGGAGTACACCGGCGCGACCGAAGAAGACATCTACGGATACTGGGTGGATGATCCGGCTGACAGTGCTGTGATGTGGGTTCACAAGTTCGATGTGCCTCGGCAAGTGGTTGGAAATGGATCGTTCGCGATCACGCCACGCCTGCTCGCCTACGATCCAACTGACGCATAATGGTAGCAATTGCCCCAAACACTTATTCGCGTGGCGGTGCCAATCTCGATGACATCGCCACAACGGCAACTACGGTCACTGTCACCGACATGGCCGGTGCCGATAGTGCGTGGTTGCTGCGCGATTACGGCGCGGGTGCGATCGGCGATTTTTCGATTGCAGCGACCTTTAACGTATCGGACGTTGATCCGTTGCTAAACATGCTCTGCCCGTTCGCGGCTGCTAACTCTCAGGGCGATAACGATACGCTCGTCGATGACGAAGATGGCATCGCTGTCCGGCTGACCAATTGGACCAGCGATCGGTATTCGCTGCGGATCGCCAACATGGAGGGGGATACGACATCGTCATCATCGTCCTATTTGGATGCTGACACCGATTACTTTCTGACTTTCGACCGCACAGGTACTACAGGGACGTTGACGATCCGTACCGGCTCACACGCCGGATCGGTGGTTGACACATTGACGCTCACCGTTCCGGCCACACTCTATCGATACTTCTACCTGACTCAGTCGAGTGCCAGCAGCGGCAATGTGCCAACGGCTGAAACCTCGTACACGATGACGGACATCACCGCCACGGGGCTGGACCTTGTAATTGACGAAGGAGATTGCGTGATTACGACACGAATGCGAGCCAAAAATCTCTCGCGAGCACTCAACGGGTCGGTGTCACTCCGCGCCCGGCTGTTCACCAATGACGCGACGCTGACCGAGACTATGGTTCCAGCAGCGTTCACCGAACCGACGTTCACCGGATATACTCAATTGCCAATAACGACCGTTGCCAACAGCTCACTCGCCTATGCGCCTGGGGTTGCCGTGGTGTCGGATGAGCCGCAATTGAAATTCGACGAACTGGTATGGATCAACCAATCGGCATCCACTGTCACGATCTATGGCTTTTATGTGATCGATACGCAACTGGCGGGCCACGGCGACGTTGCCGCTGCGTGCAAGTTCGAGACACCGCGAGAAATCTCACCGGCGGGAAAACTCAAGATTCCGATCGATTGGCTATCACTGGATGCAAGCTAGATGCCAGCCTACGCGCCGATTCGGCGGCAAGTCATAACAACGGTCTACGACCAGGGTGGCAACAACCCGCCGACAAGTATTGCTACCAATGCGCAGCCAGGCGATTTGGTAGTAATTTTTTCATCAACGGACGGTTTCAGCTCACCGCCGCACATTCCCGACGCCACGATCATTGGGTCCAACAACACCGCCAACTTGCGAACGGCGTTCTATTCGTTCACCGCGTCGGCGGCAAATCAATCGTTTTCCATCCTTCCTCCCAGCATTCCGTTTAACCAAGAATCACGGATTACACACGTCGTCTATCGCGGCCCACTGGGTCCGCTATCGGTGTTGAACCGCAAGTGGAACCGCATAGAAGACAACTACGGATTCACGGACAACGACAATGCGTTTCAAATCGTAGCTGACTGCACGCTGCTGGATTTTCTGAGGTACTCTGGCGGCTCGGCTGGTACTAGCGTGAGTCGCCCAATGGGCGGAACCCCTCTCCATACATCGGGCACCGTGTCGGTCACCGAGCGGAATTTCGAGTACGCACGCCCACTCGCATCAACCCTGCACATAATCACGCCGCCCAACGTTCAGCGACGGCAAACAGTTGGCTCAATAGCGATCGGGTACAACGAAACACGTAACACTGAGGTCGAACTGGTCTACTCTGGTAACGTGACTGCTGGATTGCCAGACACGATACAGAATGGTGACGTAATCCTAGCGTCTCATTACAACGGATCGTCTTACCCAAACATCCCGACCTCGGATGCGCGAGAGAGCGTGATTCCGAGCGGTTGGACGACTTTATCGGCTGATCCGTGGGGCACAGGGGCATACTTTCACCGCTACACCGGGTCAGATGTGTCACTGGGTTTCACGAGCGGCTATGTGCCAGGATCGGCTGGCTTCTATACCGCCACGACTCTTTTGACTATCTGGCGAAACGTTCATCCAACAACGCCATTCAGTGGGTTCAATGACGGAGATCACCGATTAAGCGCAAGTTGGTTTGGCAGCAAGGGTGGCGTCCAGTTCGTGCAATACTTGTCGGGCTGGTATCAAGGAATAATTTCGCCAGAAATCACATACATAAACAGAGCATCCGCTTTACCCGGGAATGGCGGTGATAATGTTTACGGAGGCTATTACCCGATGGAGGCGTCGGGAATGCCTCCAAGTCGGATCGTAGGACAACAGGGCAACTTCGCGCAAAAAACGCAGACCGTCCTGATCAATCCGCTCGATGAGCCGATAATGGTCGGCAATACGTGGATCGCAATGCGGTTGCCGGAAGATGATTTTCGATCAACAGCAATCCCCACGGTGCCAGACGACGGCGATGTTCCTGGTATCTTGCTCGGCCCAGACGCAAAAACGAAACTCGGAGTACGGGAGTCGAATAGCGTTCTTGTTCAGCCAGACGCCGTGGTGTCGACAGGATTTCGTGAAGATGCGCAACTGATCGACGAGCAACGACTCTTTGCGCCTCCAACGCTCTGCACTGTCGTGCGCGACGGTGTCGGGATCATGGCGAGTCCCGAAGCCGCCATACAGCGAACATGGTCTTACTCTGACGCCACCCCTATCTATATTGCCGATGGTTCGATCTTCCGAACCATCGGTACATCGGGGACCACAACAAACTCGGTGATGCTCCAGGGTGCCGGTAGACATCGGACATACCAGGATGGCTCTGGCGACCCGTCCGCCATTGTCCTGACCGAATCATCGGTACTGTCGGTCTCGATCGCCAAGACGCTGATCGACGAACAATTGCTGCTGATGTCGCCGATCGTTACGACGCCACTGCCGGGTGATACACGAGTCACGATTTTTCGACTCGCATCCGCCGAGGCTCGGTTTCATAACCAGATAGCCACAGACAACAGCGTCCTACTGGCGGAATCCGGCGACGGCGGAAACAAGTTGCATTTCCGAGACCCGTTTCACATTCACCTAAGGACGAATGGCCAAGAGTCGATTCGATCGCGAATCACCGATCCTGTCCCAGTGATCTTTCATTATCTTGCGGCGCATCGACGCAGTTCAGCTATCGAATCGCCGCAATCGATCGTACTTCATGCGAACGGCAAAGCGGTCAGCACGGAGCTATATCGACTCGACTGGGTGTTGCCATCGCCTGATTCAACCCTTTCGCGTTCGCTGATTGTTTGCCAATTGGACTTCGGACGGGTTGTGCCAATCGATGCGATCAGCCTGTTTGATCCGAGCGACACACCGGTTCCCCACTTCATTCGCGAAATCAATGGGAATCGGCTGAAGCTGATTTTGCAACCGTATTACACACCCGCTGAAAAGCAGCCACTCTTTCTTTCAGTGCGGGAGCTTGTTCGATGACACTCCAGGTTGTTTCATGTGGATGCACTGTAGAATCGGTCGCACCTCAGCTCGCTCTGCAATTCGCACCAGCCGGAATATGGCGAGTTCCTGGACAAATCGATGCCGACCTGCTCGGCTATTATCCGCTCGGCGAATATCACGGCAACGACATCAGCGGCAAAGGAAATCACGCGACCCGGATCGGCCTTGACGAACCTAGCGAATTGGTGCGAGGTATTTTGTGCGAAGATGCTGAAGTCATGGATGGTCGTCAGTATTTTGTACTTCCATTTGAATTGTCACGATCGATCACGGTATCGATCTGGTGCAAACCAACGAGCCCAAAATTAGAGACTACCATTCTTAGTGTCGGCGACGATCTACGGTTTGGGTTGTCGTGGATGCTGGAACCGATCATCTGGATCAACGAGCGAAAACCCGACGAAGACGTTATCAATGCCAGCCCTTTGGTTAGAGACAAATGGACGCATATCACATTCGTTCGCCGGGATGCCGAATATCTGATATACGTCAACGGGCTGCCGGTTCAGCTCTTTCACGATGGCCGCAAGGTTAAGCACGCTATCACCACCACAGAACCACTCTCGGGCATCGCCTCGCTCAGCCGATACCGTGACGCCAGCGGATTGTACGGCGCGTACCAGGAAGTCGCTATCCGAGCCGCATCGCTGTCGGCAAGCGAGATCAAGCATGAGTACCGCAGCTATTGCGAAGCGCTGCTGGAGGTCAACTAGGGTGGCCTACAACCGCGAAGCAAAGTCGCGCATCAGCAGAGTGGTCAAGCTGTCGGAACGCTCTGTCACCCCCTTGCATCGGCAGCGACAACGACGACAGGCACCATCAATTCCAGGCGGTGGTGGCGGAATCCTGGTGGTCGCCAAACACAATGAATCGCTTCCGAAAGCAACACTTGATCGCGACGAGGACAAGGTGATCATCACGGCGGTTGAGGTGCGGATATACAAGATTGTTCCAGTCGATCCTGAGGCAATCAATCCAGGCGAAGAAGGTGAATACAAATTCGAGCCGCTCGGTACACCGGAGAATCCGCAAAAGGCAGTGGTGGCCAACTTCTCTCCAACGGACGCCATTCCAGCCGGGGAATGGTTTCTGATCCTACCGACCAACGGCCGGATCAAAGCCGCAACCATTTGGCCTTGCTGACGGAGCCGTAGTGATGGGAAACATACTGGGCGGCTGCTGTTGCTGCGAAATCGTCAATGTCTTCATCCCAAAAGACTACGAAACGATCCTGCGGCGCAACGAACCGACAACAGACGAGAGAATCAAAGAACTGCATCGACTCTGTGAATTGCTCGACGATGGCTGGCTGAGAATCAAAAAGGAGATTCCGTATCCGTATTCCTATGTCGACTTGTTCCTCGGTTTGGGGAGTCCGATTGGCGCCCGTCCTCCTGGAGATAATGTTTTTGGCGGCGTTGAATTTAGGTTTCAAACACCCGACTCAAACAATATTGTTGACGGCGATGGAGATTGGGTATTACACGAAGGACCATCACAGGTCTATCGACACAAGAAACCGCTCCGCATTCGTGTTGGCCAGAAGCGATTCACCGCTGAATCCGACTACAGTGATATCATCTCTGGCCAACAAGGGTTCGGGTTCGTGTTCACGCCTCTTGGCGTTGGTCTCTCCAGATCATTGCTCAATCCAGTCGAGAACACGGTTTCACCCGAAATCGATCTGATAAACGACCACATCGATCGATGGTTCCAGATCGACCTTCCATACGGAACTTTCTTTTATTCCGGGTTAATCAATACAGCATTTCTCTGGTCGTACAACGAGTATCACGAGCAGGTGTTTTTCCCACTCGTCGCCGCGAGCGAAAAACAAACCCTGGAACTACACATCCGACCTAAGGAACTCACACTCAATATCGATCCTGTGCTGCATCTAACAGCCGGTCGAACACAGCTTCGCAAACCAACCGACCTAGACGCATCACCCGACGAACCAACCAAATACTACCGCCGACAATGTCCGCCTGTGGAATCCTGCCCACACAACGGGCCTTCATTTGCCACTCCCCGATGGCATGTCAACACGATCAAAACGCCGATCGGCAACTATCAATTCCCAGACGCGGAAATCTCGCGGCAACAGATCGCGATGCGACGCAGCACCTACGATCCCGTACTTGATGCAAATCAACCTGACTCGCGATACGCATCGGTTGAAGAAGCCAACGACCACACGGATCGTGTCAATCGATGGAGCCGTCGAGTGTCATCGCCCGACCGCAGCTACATCGGCTGCGAGACGATCATTCGCGATCCGGTTGACCGTTCGGGAAGCCTGATTCGCGAATTCCGTCGAATTTCCCAGCCCTACATCGAGCTGCAGGGCGAGATACCCGACACAATTGACGGCGAAAGTGAGCTGAATCCCGAAGCCTACTGGGATCCACCAGATACGCCACCGGACAAACGTTTCCAGTGGCGTCCATACCAAGGCGGTGGAACGGTTGACAATGCCCATCCGTTTACCAATACGTCTGTGCGAATCGCCGTCATCGACGAATTCGACGATCCCGACTACGTCCCCCCCGAACCCGACCCAGACGAGCCAGACGCAGAATTGCCACCTGTGCCGCAAGTGCGAACGATTCGCGTAACGCTGTCACTCGCCTACGACACGAAACTCCAGTCCGGCGACGAATACTTCGGACCGTATTCGGGTTACCCGGGGCGTCGACCCGTTCCACACCTAGGGCTTCGGGTATTCGGTGGTGGGGGCCCGGTCCGCATGTTCGGCAATCGATCGTCCTACGTCCATCCCGACATGACTACCAACCGGTCCTACTCCGTGGCGTATCACTATCGGTTTTGGGGGATAGGTTTCGACACACGCCGCATCGATCGGGTGTCACTCGCATTGGTCTACGAGACCGACGTTCCTGCATGGGATGGCGAGCCACCCGAAATCGACATCACCGCCGAAATGCTCACCGAGGTAACGCTCACGCAGATCAACACGGACGAAGAGCAGGAAGCGACAACCACCACCACCCACACGTCTGGCTTTGCCACGATACTTGATGATTTCCCGCTCATTGAATCGATCCGAACGATCATCAGCGGCGGATATGGGCGAAGAATCGAAAACCAATTCGCAAGCCCGGATGTCACTGGCCGCATCGAATATCAAGTAACCGAGCGACCCATGGACCCAACCAAATTTTCATTCACAGCAATCCCAGCCGACGATGAACTGGGGCACCCCACCCCGGCCGTGACCGAGTAACCCAATCCGGTAAACTACCGTTTTGCGCAAAATACCGATGCACAAGGGTGCTGTCAGAGTCATTAGCGATCGAGTAGAGTGCGGAAAACACTGGTTTTCGCACATTCCCGCCCCCCCATGGGTTGCCTCTTAATCCGTGGGTCGTAGGTTCGAGCCCTACCGGGGGTACTTCTGTTTTTCCGCTGAATCGCCGACTCAGGTGACCTTCCGGACTCGGGAGCGCAGCTATTCCAGTGTTGAGCCAAAACGGTACATACCGTTTTGGGAAACATCCCCCTCGGAAGCGCGCGACTATGCCTCGACTTTCTCGATCGGTCCCCTCGTATCGAAAACATAGAGCCTCGGGACAGGCTGTCGTCACCATCGCAGGTGTCGACCACTACCTGGGACCACACCAGTCAGAGGTCTCGATCGCGGCCTATGACCGGCTGATCGCAGAGTTCCTTGCCAATGGCCGACGGCTGGTCACGACCGAACCGGTGACCGTCAATATGCTGTCGCTGGCGTACCTGGGCCATGCGGAAAAGTATTACCAAAAAAATGGCCGGCCAACGACCGAGCTGGGTGAGTTCCGGTCAGTGTGCAGGACGGCGTGCCGAATGTATGGCGATGAACTGGCCGCGAACTTTGGGCCGATCGCGCTGAAAGCGTGCCGCCAGGTCTGGATCGATTCGGGGGTCACCCGGCAAACGATCAACAAACGCCAAGGCCGGTTGGTGCGGGTGTTCAAGTGGGGCGTGGCCGAGGAATTGGTGACGGCGGATGTGTGGCAATCGCTGCGCGCCGTGGAAGCGATCCATGTGGGACGCACCTCGGTTCCAGAAATGAAGGAGGTACCGCCAGTTTCGCCAGACCGCGTCGATGCGGTGCTACCCTTTCTCTCTCCGGTTGTTCAAGCCATGATCGCGCTGCAGCTGTTGACGGGGATGCGGCCCGGCGAGGTGTGCCGGATGCGGCCGTGCGATGTGGATCGATCGAGTGACGTGTGGGAATTTCGGATCGAAGGCCATAAGACCGCTCACCATGGACGAAAGCGGGTGGTCTATCTGGGGCCCGAGTCGCAGGACATCTTGCGGCCCTATTTACTGCGCGCCGACGATTCGCACTGTTTCTCGCCATCGGAGTCGCGCGAGTGGTGGCGGACGGTCGCTGCAGCGGCGCGCGTGACGCCGGATTCCACAGGCAATGCCCGCGGCCGACGCGGGGGCCAGAAGCCGACAGGGACGGATCGATTGCCGGGTCCGGTGTTTACCGCGGGGAGCTATGGACGCGCTATCGCGGTGGCGTGCCGCAAGGCATGGCCGGCACCGGCCGAGATCGCCGGTGATCGGTCGGCCGTGCTGGCCTGGGACTCCGAGAACCGCTGGGCACCGAATCAGCTCCGGCATACGCGGGGGACGCAGATACGAAAGCGGTACGGGCTGGACGGTGCGCAGGTGATCCTGGGTCACGCCAAGGCCGATGTGACGCAGATCTACGCGGAGTTGGACCGGGAAAAGGCGATCGAGATCAGCCGGCAAATCGGATAGAAAGATCGTCGGCAATGATCCGCAACTGGAGGTCATCTAGGTCGAGCTGGGTCCAGACCGCCAATGCCTTGGCCAGGGTGATTCGTTCGGCGCGCGACGGTCCGAATGGTCGGGCGATCCGATAACTGGGGCGTGTCGAATCGGGTTCATACAGTGCCACACAAAGGTTTCCGGGGGATCGGTATTCGGTCGATGACCCTAGATAAAATTGGCGGAATTTGCCGCTATCCAGATCAAAACCTGTGATCAGCCAACGGGAACGATGGATCAGTGGTCGTCGCATGAATTCGGCGGGCGTCAGTGGTTCGGCGATCAAGTCCCGAAGCCGAACGACCTGGATACGTCGGCGACGAAGGGTGGCGATGCGGTCGACGATGGTCGAATCCGGATAGGTAAGGTCGATCGTAGAGCCAGGTTCGATCACAGCGACGTTTCCA